AGATGCGCTTGGCTGGAAATGGGAAAGCTATGCAACAATAGAAGGTAACAAAGTAATACATTCGGAAAGTAAAGACGTTTGGTCGGCGTATGAAATAGTTAAAATTAAATTACCAAAAATGGAGACTAGGGATGTTTAATATAACTGCTCAAGAACTATTGTCGAGTGCCGAGATTACGGTACAAGGTAAACAATGGGCTGTAGATAACCTCGACTATCTCAACAAGCCAATGGTGCTGCTGGGTACAAGCACCAAGGCCAGGAAGGATAGTCATATAGTTAGTATATCTCCGCTGCATTTACGACCGGCGGATGAAGTCTCTACCGTAACACTCTGTCACGCTGCGAACAGTGCAGGATGTAAGCTAGATTGTTTAGCTAATTCGGGGCGATTAGGGATGGACTTAGGCACTGACGCGCAATATAAAAGAACAATATTATTTCTGTTGCGCCGAGAATGGTTTGAAAAACAATTGCTTAGCGAAATAGACAAGGCCGAACGTAAGTCTAAGCGCACTGGTATTAAGAAAATGTTTAGGTTGAACGCAACGAGTGACAACGATTGGACATTTATAATAGAGCAGCGACCGGACTCTAAATTCTACGATTACACCAAAGAGATTGCGAGAATACGCAGGAACAAATTACCCAACTATGACTTAACGTACAGTGCGTCAATGTTTAGCAAACAATCGCGCAACGGTTTCGAGAAGGCAGTAAAGCGCGGACATAGAATTGCAATTGCAGTTAATACTAAAGACACTAAGGATGATGAGCTACAAACTGCCGTACACTTTAAAGGTATAATGTCCTTTGATAAGAATGATATACGGCCATACGATCCAGAAGTTAATGGTATACTAATACGCAAGGGTAGTAACAAGGCAGAACGTGAACGAGAGAATATGAAGTCTGATTCATTCTTTGTGACATTAGCTAACTTGGTAGAGTTTAATAGGATAATAGGAGTTTAACATGAAAGTTTATACATCAACAGAGTATTTCGGTGAGGGTTCAGGTATTGTGATCAAGGCTGGAAGTGTCGTGATTGATCTCTACAAGACGGAACGTGCCAGGTTTTCATATAGGCGAGAGGGGCTGGACACCTTAGTACGGTTTGGTATGCTTGCAATCGAAGTAACTAGACAGTCATTGATAGAAGCATAATGAAATATAAACATGATGTTTCTCTCGTTTCTAAAAACTAGAAAGGATCTTAGCATAAATTTAAAGGTTTGTCAAGGGCTGTGTTGACTTGACAATTAGGTGAGGATGTTGTATGATTATCCTCGTTGGTTAAAATGTAAATGACAACAGCACTATGGAGAAACGCAGATGCGTACTAATGAAATTGTAGAATCTTATAATCATCCTGAAGTACAGCGGTTAGCAGCCGCTGGGTTTGGGGCGGCTGATTTCGATGTGGCGCAAGCTATGGTCGAGTATTCAGTACCTAATCCACTCTCATACGAGGGGTATAAAACCTCAAAATCTTTCCCAACTAAGGCGGTGCATTACCGCACAGATACTGGGGAGCCAGTTGCAATCCATGGTACTCGGTACAACCCACTGTCATTCAAGGATATGATCCGGGCTGCTCGTGTAATCATAAGTAACTTATCGGAGCATATAGATATCTCTGGTGTCACCGAAACCATATCGGTGTCTCCCAACTCCGGTATGTGTGCGGTTAAGTACCGACTCCCAGCGTGTCGCTATATCACACCAGACGGCGACACGATGGTCCTGGAACTATTGGCACTGTCGAGCCACAATGGCGTGTGGAGTGCTATCTTTAGTGTGGGTGGGCACCAATTCCACTGCCTAAATGGTCAATTCACTGTGCGAAATCCTGCCGCACTATACAAGGCCAAGCACACAGCCGCCCTGGATATCAACCACGCTATCCGGTTAATCAGTAAGGCAACTGGTGTCATGGAGGAGGAAGTTGATTTGTGGCATGAGTGGTACAAGGCCCCGATGGATCGGATGGATCGCATCGATGCGTTCGCGTCATGTGCAAACTTCAAAGGGGATTGGACCCAGCTGTATACGGATATGCGGGACTACAACAGGCTGGAACATGTCAATAATCGGACGTTCAACTACCTGAATGAGGTATACAACAAGACGTACTCACCACGGATGGGTGACAATAAGTGGGCAGTCTACAATGCACTCACTGATTGGAGTACTCACGCGCCGTCTAGCAGTAAGAATATCATTGCACTATCCCAACGCCGAGTTGAAAAGGCTAGGGAAGTTGTTGACAACTACCTACTAGCAGCATAAACTAAACCTAAAGGAAAATGAAAATGGAAAATGTACTTGCACATAAATCTAAAGTAACTTACTTATCTATTCAAGATTCCCAAGCACCATTACGTAAGACTCAACCACATTCTGTTTGGCGCGACCTATTTGTTCCAATGAAAGTAGGTCAGTGGATGTTTATTCGTAAGTCAGACTACGGTAGGGTATGTGCTGCCGCTAACAGTTATGTCAAGGGATGTTATACAATGTATCAAGTACCTGAAGGGTATTGTTTTCTAAAAACTAAGTAAATAGATTTGTTTCGTGGAGCTTAATTGATGTTAAAAGGGAGGTGCTTGTCCCCAACCAAAGACCTGGGCATGTCAGAAAACTGCTCCTACTTTTAATCAAAAATGGGATAAAGAAAATGAAACAAAACTTTGTAGTAATCTACAGAATGTTAGATGGAAAGGGGCTGCTGGCTGATTATTTCTACTCCGAAGAGGAGGCTAAGGCCGTCATGGTAAATCTAGATGATGACGAGCGAGACACTATACTACTGGTAGACGTTGACACAGCGGGGATAAGTAATTTTTGGGGAGAAGTGGTGCAGGCCACCAAGCAAGAGGCTGATACATAATGCTAAAATGTGCTAGCGATAAATGTAAAACCTTTGCTTCAGTAACACATAATAAAAGTCATTACTGTTCAATGTGTTACATTAAATCTATGGGTCTTATTAACAAGTACTTAGCGGCTAGAGCAAATGCTGAAACTAAAAGTAAAGCTTAAAGTTTTTTGTGATCAGATTAATGAGGATTAGAAATGACTGACAAAGAATTTCGTAAACAAATATATGACGTTATGTGGGGCGTCGGCAGCAACCACGGTAACTTCAACGACGATGATACTTTAAAAAGAATACAGGAGTTCTCTGATTTTAGACAAAATATTTTTGAGATAGTCTTCAAGGTAGGTTCACTTGATGAGGACAAGGATAATGATAGCAAGGAGGAAGTTAGGAAAGATAGATTACATCGATGGGTGCTAGATAATATTTCTTAAATAGGAGTGTGTTATGTACTACAATACAACTAAATCGACAAGCGAGCAATTAAACATGTTTGAAGTATCAGCATCTTCACAAGATCATCAGATACTACAATTCTTTAAGGCCAACCCGCGTCAGCTAGCAAGTCCGAGCCAACTACTTGGTCTTGTATTTTCTAATACTGTGCCGGTGACAAGCGTTCGACGATCCTTTACTGACCTTACAGCGGCAGCTAAACTAGTAAAGACAGATCAACAAATGGTTGGACCATACCGCCGACCAGAGTATTTGTGGCGTCTTGCTTTGGAGGAAAACAATGAGTAGCTTATTTAGAGATTGGGCCGTAGACCAAGCTATCGATATTGCTGTCGAGAAAGCAGAAGAGATGGGCATCTACAACGACCACTTCGTAGATTGGCTGGCCGACAAAGAGTTTGAAAATTTGTTGAACAGTAAGGTGTGCGACGATGACGAGTAAAAAAGATGAGATACTCATAGAAGATCTTTGGGCAAAAATATTTGCGCTGCACATTGGGTGTTCCTGCCCAAGCGACAGGGTTAAGCAAAAATTTATTCATTACGTTTTAGCTAACCGAGTTGATGACACACGTTTAACCGAGGACTTCGTGTTCTCTCAATTCCCTACGTTTATTAGTTATCTTGCCGAGTATTGATCGGAAGAAAGCTTGACTTATAGGGCTTGACATTTAATTTTAATTATGTTATTATGTGGGAGTTAAACAAAAGGAGAGATATCAATGAGTGTATATGAAGGCATGGCTATGTGGGCCTCAATAACCACACCTAACACCAGATTTGAACCAAAGTATACTATTGATTTGGTGGTAGATGATGAAACTGCAAGTCAGTTAAAGTCAGATGGCTTCAACATTAAAGATAGGGAGGAGGGGCCAACAATAACTATCAAACGTAACGTTAGTGGACCGAACGAAATGATCCGTAAGGCCCCAGCGTTGATGGATAAAAACAAAAATGACTTAGACTGTCTAGTTGGTAACGGCTCGAAAGTTAGGGTCCAGGCTAAGCCTTGGAAGATGAACAAGAACGGACAAGCTTTCCAAGGTCTTGAACTACAAGCGGTGCAGGTTATTGACCTCGTACAATATAGTGGTGGAGATGGGGACGAGTTTGAGGTGCTTGGCGATGAGTCGGAGGTCGATGAATTATGAGCGATAACAAAGTAATATACACACTCGACGGAGATCAGTACTCGGTCAATTCATTTTCCGATGAGGCTAAGATGGCCTTCGCTTGTTTGGTAGACGCTAATCAAGAAGTACAATCTTTGCTGAAAAAGCAGACTATTCTTCAGGCCGCGTCTATTTCTTTGAGCCAGAAAATTAATGGTCAGCTAACAGATAACATGCTAGTTAACGTAGGAGATTCTAATACGATAGAGGAACTAGACACATTAACTGATCCTTGAGGGAGATACACATATGGCTTTTGTTAAGTACCATCAGCCTTGTCCCTTGTGTGATTCGAGCGATGCCGTATCAATTAATGATGACGATTCGGCGTATTGCTTTAGTTGCGACAAGCGAATTATTAACTATTCAAAACTCATGGGAGGGCAAAAAGAAAACGCATATCAAAAACAGTTCTTGAACGTCAAGGAATTTAAAGTGTACAAGAGTAATACAACCAACGATGTTGAGGGCGACTTTCACCTGCTTGCCGAAAGGGGTATATCTCTAGACACCGCAAAAAAATATAACGTAAAATCTGTTTACGATAAGGGCGGGAAATTTATAAAACATTTTTACCCGTACTACATCGCTTCGGAAATTACATGCTATAAAATTAGAGAACCAGACAAGCATTTTACGTGGCGTGGAAATTCCACAGGCACGGGGTTGTTTGGTGAATCTACATTCAAACACTCGGGAAAATTTGTAACACTTGTTGAGGGCGAGTGCGATGCAATGGCGGCTTACGAGTTACTAGGATCTAAGTGGCCTGTAGTTAGTTTAAAAAGCGGTGCCGCAGGTGCAGCAAGAGATGTGAAAAACTCGCTTGAGTTCTTAGAAAAGTTTGATAACATAGTTATAAACTTTGACAACGATAAGCCTGGTCGAGACGCGGCTAAGAAAGTTGCAAGGCTGCTAACTCCCGGCAAAGCAAAGATCTTAACGTTACCAGACGATTTCAAAGATGCAAATGAGATGCTCAAAGCTGGGCGGATGCAGTCCTATGTAGATTCGTGGTGGAATGCGAAACTGTACACACCTTCAGGCGTCTTGAATATCTCAGAGCAAAAAGAAAATTTCAACAAGCGTGAGAACAGGGAGAGCGTACCGTATCCGTGGGAGGGACTAAACGATAAGCTGTACGGCTTACGTGGCGGGGAGTTAGTAACCCTCACGGGCGGTACAGGTCTCGGGAAGTCAAGCATTACTCGTGAGTTAGAGCATTGGATTATCACGCAGACAAAGGATAACGTGGGTGTCATTGCTCTTGAAGAAGATTGGCGGCGCACGGTAGACGGTATACTTTCAATCGAGGCTAACGCTAGGTTATACATTGATCAGGTCCGAGAAAGTTATTCTCAAGAAGAATTAGATAAACATTTTGATGCCGTGTATAGTGGTAAGAACAAAGACCGTGTTTGGATACACAGTCATTTTGGGATAACAGATCTCGATGAGATTTTTAGTAAGCTTCGATTCCTTATAATAGGATGCTCATGTAAGTGGGTAATAATAGACCATCTTCATATGCTGGTAAGTGCGATGGTCGAGGGCGATGAACGTCGAGCAATAGATAACATTATGACTAGGCTCAGAAGTATTGTCGAAGAGACAGGTGTGGGTCTTGTACTGGTAAGTCATTTGCGGCGCGTTGATAGCAACAGGGGGCATGAGAATGGGATAGCAGTAAGCCTATCACACCTTAGAGGCTCTCAAAGTATTGCACAACTGTCTGACTGTGTGATAGCGTTGGAGCGAGACCAACAGGCGGAAGATCCAGAAGAGGCTAACACAACACACATGCGAGTACTAAAATCTAGATACACGGGAGATGTAGGTATGGCAACGCATTTGGTGTATAACAAGGATACTGGTAGACTAAGTGAAACTTCTTTTGATGAAGGGGACGGTCTTGAACTATGAAATCTTTAGTATTTGATATTGAAACAGACGGCCTACAGCCAACTAAAATATATTGCATATCAGCATTAGATGTAGACACACAAGAGCAATTCAATTTCAAACCAAGTAACATAACAGAGGGTCTTGCTTTACTTGAAAGCGCCGACAAATTAATAGGACATAATATTATAGGCTTCGATATTCCAGTAATACGGAAGCTCCATAATATAAATTTACTCGACAAAAAACTTGTTGATACGCTTGTCCTTTCCAGGTTGTTTAATCCGATAAGGGCCTCGCATAGTTTAGAAGCTTGGGGCTACAAGCTTGAGTTCCATAAGATTGAATTTGATGATTACAGTAAATTTACTGAGGACATGCTCAAATACTGCGCTCACGATGTAATTTTAAATTATAAAGTGTACGAGGCACTGAAGCATGAGAGTCGCGGCTTCACTTCTGAAAGTGTTAATCTTGAGACAGAAACATATAAGATTGTAACTGACCAGCGGGAATATGGATTTGTGTTGGATGAAGATCTCACACGTTCGCTACTAGAAAATTGTACAAACGAGCTTATCGCAACCGAACTTCAAGTACATAAAACCTTTAAACCGAAAGTGACTGAACGGAGTATATATCCGCAGCACACTAAGGCTGGAGTATTGAAGAAGCTTGGAGTAGATTGCGATGGAAAACAAACTAGGTTAACGGGAGATGAGTACGCCGACCTACAGAAGTGTAGTACAGAAAAAGTTGTGCGAACTTCCGAGGAAGAATTTAATCTTGGGTCAAGGCAGCAAATAGGCGAGTACCTTCAAGATTTTGGTTGGACACCAAAACATTTTACTCCCACAGGACAACCGAAAGTTGATGAAAAAGTACTAGGAACTGTGCGAGATATTCCAGAAGCTTCTCTTATAGCTAGATACTTGATGCTACAAAAACGAATAGCGCAAGTACAATCCTGGCTTACGTTTCTGGATGGGCAACGAGTACATGGGTCCGTAATAAGCAACGGTACAATTACAGGTAGGATGAGTCACAGAGATCCCAACATGGCCCAGATACCCAGCTTAGCCTCTCCCTACGGTAAGGAATGTAGGGCCTGTTGGACAGTTCCACGAGGCTACAAGCTGGTAGGGGTAGATGCCAGCGGGTTAGAATTAAGAATGTTAGCACACTATCTTGATGATAAGGAGTTTATAGATGACATACTCACTGGAGACATACACACAGCTAACCAAGCTAGGGCGGGACTTAAATCAAGATCTCAGGCAAAAACTTTCATCTATGCCTTTCTTTACGGAGCGGGAGATGCTAAAATTGGAAGTGTGGTTGGTGGAAGTAAAGCAGAAGGTAAACGAATTAAGCAATCTTTTCTTAGTAATTTCCCAACACTTAAGTCTCTTAGAAATAGAATTACAAGAACGGCTGAACAAAAAGGATTCATAACAGGATTGGATGGCCGCAAGATATTCATACGAAGCCCCCATGCTGCACTCAACTCGCTGCTCCAAGGGGCCGGGGCGGTCGTTATGAAACGCGCTTTAATTATTCTTAACGAAGCTATGGAGGTCGCTGGCTTAGATGCCCATTGCGTAGCAAATGTACACGATGAGTGGCAGATCGAAACCTGGGGCGAGGACGTTGATAGGCTTGGAAATTTAGCAGTTAGTGCTATTAGATCGGCAGGCGATTACTACAATCTTAATTGTCCATTAGATGCTCAATACAAAGTAGGAGAGAACTGGAGTGAAACCCACTAACAACTTTAAAGAAGCACTTTCGTCATCCTCTAAAGGTAGAAAAGGAGACCTAGCTGAATACTACGCTGTAACATGGCTATGGGATAACGGTTATGAAGTGTTTATTAACTCAGGTTGTACTGGTCCTGTTGATATGGTAGCTATGGATAGTGAAGGGGAGATCGTTTTAATAGATGTAAAAACGGCGGGGTTGAAACCTAACTTGAGTAACCCGGACGCAATTAACAGTAGGTCGGTAAGAACAAAACTTCAAAAAAAATTAGGGGTTAGAATTTTATTATTTAATCCCATTAACAGAAAGCTTAGATTTGTTAACCATGAAATGTTTATAAACAATAAGGAAGGAGAGCAGCTTGAAATCTTCTAAAAAACTAGATGAATTAGTAGAGGACATTTATAAATCGGTAGCTGATTTAAATGTGGGTGATTTAGAAATTCCAGAAGCTTGTTTGGAATCTTTATCTGTAGGCATTTCCAACGCAGTGAAGGGCTGGGCTACCCCAAAAGAAAATAAACAGTTTACGCTGCGTATGTCTAACGTGGGGAAACCAGCAAGGCAGCTATATTATAATAATAAGTATAATAATTCTGGTGACCTTGATTCTCCTACACTAATTAAATTTTTATATGGACATATCTTGGAAGAGGTCTTAATATTCTTAGTAAAATTAGCGGGGCACACCGTAACCGACGAGCAAAAGGAAGTTGTTGTGAATAATGTGAAGGGCCATATTGATTGTAAAATTGATGGGGAAGTTGTTGATATCAAGACTGCTTCAGGCTTTGCATTTAAGAAATTTAAAAATGGTACACTGAGAGAAGACGATCCCTTTGGTTACCTAAGCCAACTTGCTGGCTATGAAACTGCGGAGGGCACGAGTAACGGGGGGTTCCTGGTAATCAATAAAGAATCGGGAGAGCTTACTCTGTATCGTCCCGAGGACTTGGACAAACCAAACGTTAAAGTATTAATAAATAAAATAAAAGATATATTTAAATTTGATGAGCTTCCTGAAAGATGTTACAACCAGATTCCATCTGGAACTAAAGGTAATATGAAATTACCTAGAGGATGTGTTTACTGCCACTTCAAAACCGAATGCCATAGTGATGCTAATGGCGGAAAGGGGCTGCGGATATTCAAATACGCAAAGGGAGTAGAGTACTTAACGCGAGTTAACTACCTACCTAAAGTAGAAGAAATAACAGCGTGAAGAAGAAGGTTCTAAAAAAGATAAATGAAAAAGCTGATGACCTATTGATAGAATGGTTGAAGAGTATCCTTGATGAAGATGATAGAGATCAAATTACAAAAGAAAATTACAAACAATTTTTACCGACGACAAAATATATTCTATCTAAACGGACGCACTATCTATCATTCTACACTTATCGGTGGGCTAGGCAAAGCATTAAAAAATTATTAAAGAAGGGTTTTAAATTAAAAGATATAACGCTTGGAGATTTAATATGGCTTTTGAAGAAACAGAATCGAAGCACCCAATCGAGCATATTATAATGTCCTTTGCTTTTGCTATACAAGAGCGTGAACATAAATTAGAGTATGATGAATTACTTTTTCTAAGAGATTCAGTACTGGAGGAGATAGAGAACCGTGACCGAGAACTACATTGAAAAGAAAACCAAGAGTTAAGCGGCCACGGCCAGAGAAGGTGCAGGGTTACGATAGTATGTGGGAATATCTCCTACATGATACACTACTTAAGGATTGGGAACACCACACAGAGAAAGTAGCATATACGGTGAAGCATTTTTATGAGCCAGATTTCACAAGGACTTTACAAGGCAAACAAATTCTGTTAGAATCTAAAGGTCGCTTTTGGGATTACTTAGAATACTCCAAGTACAAGTGGGTTCGCGATAACCTACCTGAAGATGTAGAGTTGGTTTTCCTGTTTGCTAATCCCGCCGCGCCGATGCCTGGTGCTAAGGTAAGAAAGGACGGAACTAAACGAACGCATGGTGAATGGGCCACCGCAAATAAATTCAGATGGTTTGCTGAAAATACACTGCCAGATTCTTGGATAGATATAAACGCTAAAACAGCGGAAGAATTTTTAGACAGACAGCAAGCCGCAGACAACGAGGAGTCGGATTATGGGTACTAAAAATAAATGGGATGAGAATAAAACTGGCTGGCAAAGGCGCATGGCTTTGGAGGGTAGCACCTCTCATTTTGATAAAAAAAACACTGTTGATCATCCACCGCATTATAATAACGGTGAGATAGAATGTATAGATGCTATAGAAGCGATGCTGACACCGGAAGAATTTATAGGTTACTTACGTGGTAACTCTCTAAAATATAGGTGGCGGTTTAGGTATAAAAAACAACCAGTTGAAGACATGATGAAGGCTAAGTGGTACGAAGAAAAGCTACTATCTTTCTTCAAAAAAACTAATCTTTCGGTGGAGAAACGTGATGAGCATGGACAGAAAAGCGGAGCGAACTGCTAGGTTTCATAAGAATCGAAACGCTAAAAATAAACAGAAGACTAAAAAATACACAAAAGAAAAAAAGGAACACGAACATGACTTTAAAGACACAGGAGTATCTCGGAATACAGATCGATCTGACCAATGAAACTAAGCTAGATCAATTCTCAATTAACACATTGAAGGATAGATATTTTTGGGAGAACGAAACCCACGCTCAGCAAGCTTTCGCTAGAGCCTCAGTATTTGGTGCGACATTTAAAAACAGCACAGACTTTGATCTCGCGCAAAGACTATACAATTACGCAAGCTCCTGCTGGTTCATGTTTAGCACCCCTATTCTTAGTAATGGCGGCACTCGCCGTGGGCTACCCATAAGCTGTTTTCTAAATTATGTACCTGACTCAAGGTTCGGGTTGTCCGATCATTACGATGAAAACATATGGCTAGCAAGTGCCGGTGGTGGTGTCGGTGGATACTGGGGAGATGTTCGCAGCAACGGAACAAGCACCTCCAACGGTAGTAAATCTACCGGCTCGATCCCCTTTATGCACGTTGTCGATAGCCAGATGCTAGCCTTCAATCAAGGCGTAACACGGCGAGGAAGCTATGCGGCTTACACGAACATCGACCACCCCGAGGTTGAAGAGTTTATTGCTATGCGGAAAACAACCGGAGGCGATTTAAATAGAAAGTGCCTTAACATTCATAACGCTGTTAATATCACAAATGAATTTTTAGATGCCGTCCAGGCTGATAAGGATTGGAGACTTATAGATCCTAAATCAAAAGAAGCGGTTAAAAGTGTGAGTGCCCGTGATTTGTGGTGGCAGATTATACATACACGTGCTGAGACAGGCGAACCCTATATTATTAATATAGACAACTGTAACGAACATCTTCCAAAGGAACAAAAAGAATTAGGACTTGAAATAAAACAAAGTAATCTCTGTTCAGAAATAACACTGCCTACTAATGAAGAACGCACAGCCGTTTGCTGCTTGTCAAGTGTTAACTTAGAAACTTTTGATGAGTGGGCAGATAACGATTTATTTATAAAAGATTTAGTTACAATGCTAGACAATGTTTTGGAACATTTCATCGAAAGTGCGGTCGATGTTGGTGACTTAGGAACATACAGAGCAGGGGCAGATAGATTTAAAAACTATATAAAGGAGGGAAAAAATGCGTATAAGAAAGCAGCTTACTCAGCTTATAGAGAACGCAGTATTGGTCTTGGAGCGATGGGGTTCCACAGCTATCTCCAAAGTAAAGACATACCCTTCGAGGGTTTGTACGCTAGCTCGTTCAATCACCGGGCATTTAATCATATTAAATCAAAAGCGGTTGAGGCTAGCAAGACTCTTGGTGGAGAACGTGGGGAAGCACCAGACATGGCGGGGAGCGGACTTCGTAATGCTCATCTTATGGCCGTTGCTCCTAATGCTTCTAGTAGTATCATTTGTAATGGTACAAGCCCTAGTATTGAGCCTTCGAGGGCTAACGTATATACTCACAAAACGTTAACAGGATCTTATAAGGTTCAAAATAAATATTTGGAAAAACTTTTAAAGTCTAAAAATAAAAACACTTTGGAAGTATGGAAAGATATCTCAGCTTACGACGGGTCTGTTCAGCACCTAGATTTTTTAACGGACAAGGAAAAAGAAGTATTCAAAACAGCCCCCGAAATAAATCAGGTGTGGGTAATTGAACACGCGCACCAACGGCAGCAGTATATTTGCCAAAGTCAAAGCGTGAATCTATTCTTCGCTCCCCCAAAGGCTACTGAACCGCAAGAAATCCATGACGAATTTTTACAATATGTTAATGATGTTCATTGGTACGGAGCTAAAAATTTAAAATCACTTTATTATTTACGCTCTGATGCGGCGCGGAACGCAGAGAATGTTAATATAAAAATCCCAAGAATTAATCTTGAAGATGTAGAATGTTTGGCTTGCGAAGGATAAATAAAAATGAGCTTACTAAGTAGCAGAGATTATTACAAACCATTCGATGACCCTTGGATGTTTGATTACTACGTTCAGCAAAACCAAATGCACTGGTTTCCAGAAGACGTACCATTGCACAACGATGTAAAAGATTGGCAGGATTTAGACGTACCAGAAAAGAATTTGTTGACACACATATTTAGACTGTTCACGCAGTCAGACGTAGATGTAGGTTCGGGCTATATAGATAGATACATGAGGATCTTTAAGAAGCCTGAAGCCCGTATGATGATGAGCAGCTTTGCTAACATGGAGTCTATTCATCAACACGCATACAGCTTACTTTTAGATACGGTAGGAATGCCCGAAACAGAATATAAAGCTTTCTCTGAATATGAAGCGATGGCTGACAAGCACAAATATATTAATAATATAAAGGTAACCGTTAGAGATAAGGAAAGTATTGCGAAAGCTCTTGCTGTTTACAGCGGATTTACCGAGGGGCTACAGCTATTTAGTAGCTTTATCATACTACTGAACTTTCCTCGCTTTGGAAAGATGAAGGGTATGGGACAGATAATAACTTATAGTATTCGAGATGAGTCCTTACATGTTGAAGCAATGACAAAACTCTTTAGAGAATTTGTACAAGAAAATATAGAGGTATGGACAGATGACTTTAAAAAGGAAATTTACCAGGCTTGTCGAGATATGGTAGACCTAGAAGATAGATTCTTAGACTTGGTATTCGAGATGGGTAATATCGAGGGGCTAACTAAGAAAGAAATGCGACAGTACATTCGCTACATAGCTGACCGTAGACTACTACAGTTAGGGTTGAAACCTAATTATAATGTAAAGAATAACCCACTAACGTGGCTTGATGCTGTACTTGGTGTAGAACATCAGAATTTTTTCGAGGGTCGATCTACTTCATACATGAAGGCTGGATTACGCGGGGATTTGGAAAAGGTGAATTTCCCGTGACAACTAAAGAAGGAAATATAATTTCATTCAAAGTATTCATAGATAGGAAGGGGAATTTAATGACAGAATATAGACATGTTCCTATTTCAGAAGTGTCTAAAGTTTTTGATAAACACGACACACCTGTAGTACAGAAAATAATTCGAGAAATTTCTCCCAAATTAGAAATTCTACACGAACATTTGGAAGATGAATTAAATGCCCTTACTTAACCGAGAGGTCTCTTCCTTTAGTCTCTTACGATCATAGTCCTTTTTAGATTTATGAGCATGGCTCTTCTTCAGTATAGTCGGAGAGCCTACCCGCCGCTTCACAGTTCTTTTACTAGACATTTATTTAACTACCTTTATTCCTAGTCTTCTATTCTGTATCATTTTTTCAGATGTGTCAAGTACAAATTTAGAATGCTTGCACAACATTTCAAATAATATCTGTTTCATAATCTTATCATCTACATGTGAAAACACTGTGCCTAAGTGGCTTATAGCGTCGGCGTTGATACGAAGTGTGGCAGTTTCTGGAGGCTCTACAAAATTAAAAAAATCATCCATACTTTAATCCTCCATTAGTTCCTTCTCTAAAATTCAAGTTCATACCATTCACTAACCGTACCCCAAGGTATTATCATGGGGGTATTGATCGTATCCTTTTCCTTATTGTATAGATCTGTAGCTAAAATAATACATTCGTTAGTCGTACCTATAAGGTAACCTATGGTTTTCCTAAGAACCGGAGAAAGTTTTTTGGCGTCCTTTAAAGAATAATCTGCTGTTTCAATCCAGGCATCTCCCCAATGCACTTCAACAATTGAGAAATCATCCATTATTTTTTACCTATAAATTTTGCTGCACCTCTAAACCCAAAACTTGCCGCTACAATAGTGCCTAGCAAATACTGATACCATTCAGGACAGTTACTGAGAGCTACAAAGAAATTATTAACCCTTTCTTCTTCTCCAAATAACAATAAAATTAAGGGTAACGTAAAGACCACAGTAAGCCATTCGTCTTTCCATGAAGTCTCGCTAGCTTTTGCTTGGGCAACGTCCCAATCGATTTCGCCAGCAGCTTTCTTTTGCATAACAGTGGCTTCTGCCTCTGCCTGAGCAACTTTAACTTTAGTGTTGGCCCTTATCTTTTCGTTGCGGCCCTCAAGCCAACTCGAAGCTATCGCACCTAGCGGATTTAATATTGCACTAAGAAGCATCTTCTGTCACCTCCTGCATTTCAATAGTACCTAATATAAAAGATTGCTGCTCTTCAAAAAGTTCTCTGAAATCCTCTAACCTCATAAAACCTACCCCAGCCCTACTCTGGTGCTTAGCATAAATTCCATACAGAACCTGTAGTTGTTCTTCAGTATAAAGAAGCATTAGTAACTCCACACCCAAGGTCTAGGACGTTCTGGAGATTCTTCAATGTCATCTATATGTATGAACCTAGAATCCCCCTTTTGGTTAACTCCAATGCCTGTGAAACCTGCCTTCAGAGCGCCCCTAAGGAGCTTGTAGGCGTTTTCTCCGTACACTGATACATCGATAGCCCTTCCTGTCGTATGAGCGCCTACAGTGTATTTTTCAATTTCTATAGGGTGCTTCGTACACCTGTATCCAGAGGTCACAATAAACGGAAACCCCAGTTCTTCTCGTAAGGCTTCTATTTTTTTCATGAAGTTTATATTCATACCTTCTTTATTGCAGTGACTGCATTTTAATTCAGCCGCTGTGAAATATTTAAACATTAGTTATCACCCATGTTAAACCGCAAAAGAACTTCCGCATCCACAGGTTGTTTGTACATTTGGATTGCGAATTATAAATTGAGATGAAAAATGGTCGGAAGAATAATCAATCTCAGCACCATTTAAATACTGTAGACTCAATGGGTCTACTACTAATGTAATACCATCCGTTGTGACAGCTTCATCATCTTCCTTTTTATCATCAAAGGTAAAGCCATACTGGAATCCTGAACATCCTCCACCCTGTATAAACACACGCAAAGTTATATCTTCCGAAATATCGGGGTCTTCGTGCATAATTTCTTTTACTTTCTTAGCAGCAGCGCTGTGGAATGTTACGCTCATTATTTAAACTCCTTAATTAAACAGCACACTGCAAAGCTATCAAATTTATTACCATAATACCTTTGTAGCCTTTAGCTTCTAACTGAGCTATAAGTTTACTAGCTTCTAAAATTTCTGCCTTTCGTGCATTGTATTGTGCCGTCGTGATTTTATTTTTTCTAAGCCTATCATTTAAGAATACTCTCCATTTACCAATTAAAACATCTCTGTTTTCAGTAGAAACTAAAACCTCTGCAAACTTAATAATATTAGTACATTTAGATGGGGGCAGAGATGGGGCCGCAACCGCCCTCTGTATAAATAAAAGAAGTATTAATAGAAGTATTTTCATCTGCCAATATGAAGACCTGTAGTTCTAATATCAGTTGCAGGAGAACCACGATTAGGATTAAAGGCGTGTGCCGCCGATGCGATTGTCGAGCGATTCATACCTTGAGGGCTGTTAAATACATATTGCTCACCCAAGCCGTAGCCATACAGACCGCCCCCAATGGCTCCACCTACCGCTCCTGCCCCCGCTATCGACTTATTAAGAGCGCCTAATAGCTTACCACCAAACGCACTACCGAAAGCACCTAATGCTATATCGAAAGTATCACCCCCTCTCAACGCAGCCCCAGTAGCGCCCATAGCGCCTTTCACTAGTGGCCCTCCCGGTACAAAAAAAGATCCTATTTGCAACGCTATACCTAATGCATCCTTAATGCCAAATTTACGTTTCGGTCGTTGATTTTTCCATTGCGCTCCCCGCATCGCGGCATCCATTGCTTCAAATTTGTCCCAATCACTAGCGGTTTCCGGCGTTACACCAAGCCGAGTAAAAACATCTAATGCTGTTTGGCCTTGATAATGGGATCTCCACTCCGGGCGCGACCAATAAGCATCAAAAATAGCGGCACCAGCCTTTTCGTCAATTGCTCGCTCAAGCCCAGATCCAAATTGATTAACATTATAGCGCCGGTATCCTTGATCGTTACGGGTCGGAAAATAGCCGGGGTTGATCCACCCTTCTTCACCGAAAGCCACATTACTCGTCCTTAATCCTATAGCTCCCGGCGCTACCCTGTAGGCACCGAAATACCGTCTATCGTTACCCGTAAGGTGAGCGTGACGTCCCACATTCGCAGCGGCCTGCATCTCGTTTTGCCACTGTGGATTTGCAAGTGTTTCCCCATATTGAGCTTGCACCCACTGCGGACTACCAATAGGAGCCTCTGAAGTCGCTGTAGCCTGGACTTCGGCAGGAGTTCTATTCAATCCTTCCGTCAATCTGGCATGATCATCCGAAGCAGTACTAACCAGTTCATTCCATACGGAGTCATCAGCATAGTTAACAGAGGTAGTAGTGGGGACGTCAGTAACGGTAGTAGTAGTGGGGACGTCAGTAACGGTAGTAGTAGTCGGGACGTCAGTAACGGTAGTAGTAGTGGGGGTAGTAGCAACAGGAGTAGTACCTTCCAATCCTCCCATCATTTCTGCATAGTGGGCGCGTAGAGCGGGGTCACTTATCGTATCTAAAAGTGTATTACCTAAAGCTTCGCCACCTTCATTAAATTGTACTCTTCCACCTTTCCCATGTAGATACCGTACACTACTTTCTAGCTTATCTCCTGCTGAAGTCTTTAAAGGATAAGGAGCTTCTGCTTTCTTCCAATATTTAACACCTTTAGCATAGACCCTATCTCCAAAAACAGTAGCGATGTCTGCGCTTTGTACGGCCTGACCAGTTTTTTTATCAATAAAAAGATGTTGGTCGGCTGGATTCACGCCTATTTCAACAACATCATCGTCCATTTCTTTTAGTACATTTCTCATTGTCGTGTAGTTACCATCTACAGACATAGCAGGATTTTTAGTTTGAGCTTCAGGTACTTCGAATTTTTTTATCTTAGCAGCGATGTTTACCCTTCTTTGTTGACTAACGGAAAACATAGCATCCGTTAAAGTTACATGTGGAGCATAAGACAAAACTTGTCCATCATAATTTTTTTCGTGTATTGTTTGAAGTTTAAAAGCGCGGTCCCCCATTTTCTCAGCTAATTCAGGATATAGGGTTTTGTCAAATGAAGAGTTTAGATTTAATCTAGCTGCAATAAAAGTACCCTCTTCTACAGGAGCCATAATAAGTTTATTAGCTTTTTTAGTTCCTGCTTTTGCTGTGCCTACTAAAGACTCTAACTCTTCTATGTCTTTAACAGAATAATTTTTTAATTTAGAACCATCAGTTAAAGACGCATCAGCACCTATGTCTAAGGGTGGCGTTATTGTCTCCTCATTGCGTTTCAGGACTCTGGCGCGTTTGGCTAAGTCATCGAATAGCACCATGTTACGGGTGTCTTTTTTCCGCAGCGTTTTAGCAATTTTACCCCATTGATGTTTCTTAATTCCGCCTCGACTTCCTTGATCGTAGTATTTGATGCCGGGGATGCCAGCCTTTTCTAAAATGGAAGACGCTTCTTTGTCACTAAAGAACCCACTTAATTCGTCGTAAATTTCTCGACCCGTCTTGTTTTCTAGCGGGTATAGGTGCTTCGTATCTCTTTCCAGTTTCGCTTGTAGCGCCCCCATATTTTCCCGCACACTCTGCGGTTGCTCACTAAACGGCGCATCCCAATCCAGCATCTTGGCCACATCTTCATCGGGGATATCTATTTCGTAGAGGAAGCTGCCCGGTTGAGTAGACAATCGTTCGAAATCAAATTGTTCAACAATTTCACGATCTTGTTTACTACCTTTAATAAACTCATCAAAAAAATCAAGAGCGGCATTTCTGACATCACTATCGGGTAATCCCTGCCTTTTACGCAACCGGCCAATATCCAAAGACAACCCTGCTGGGCCAAATTCATCAACAAAAGAAGTAATTTTTCGCCCATCCAAAAATACAGTCGCGTCGGTTTGTAACGCTTGCTCGTAGAAACCCGCCACTTTAGGGTCCTGCGCCACATACATTCCATGTCCGAATTTTTTTTCGCCCTCGCCTGTCCCTATCTTGGAGGGATCTAGGGCTTCAAATTTATGCGGTGAACCGTGATAGGTAACCTGAGTACGTGCAGCAGTGCTATACGGATTTAGATCTGATGTCTCACGCCCCACACCTCTAGTCTCACGCCCCACACCTCTAGTCACAAGCCTTGAAATAAGAGATCCTGCACCTAAGCTTTGACGCTGCCCACCTCCCGAAAACCCAAGCCTTACTAGTGGGTCTACCGAACCACCACCTACAAAACCAAGGCGTCTTAGTGGGTCATCATCAGCACGAAACGCTCCACCGGCTTCGTCAACAAAACGCTCACCCGTATATGGGTTTCTGCGGTCCTCTGGTCTCTCTACCGCATTACGCACATCCACCTCTCCACCAGTAGCAAAAGTACGGAATCTATATATACTAGGATCTGCCTTTCCTTCTGACCCACTTGAGCCTCCCCCATTTGGCTTGTCTTCTAAATAAGGCATCCCCCACTCTCTAGAATAGCGGTTAAGCTCGTGAGCAATCGGTATAACATTAACAATGTCTTGTCCAAAACCTTCGATATCCCCGCCAGCAAGATTTTCTATAGCATCTCCAAAACCTTTAAGAACATCGTTAGCATAACTTAACGCAGGACTTGCGGCTTCCGTTATACCCTCACCCCTTTTGAAATTATATTTCCAAGCGGACCCCGCCTTAACAGCCCACCAAGGTAAGAGTTCTCCGCTAAGTTCAAAAGTTTTCTTTAAAGAAGTTGGTAAATCCTTATCAGGGTCATATGACGGCTTAGTAACATCGCGTAAGAACTGAACGGAGCCAGTACCAATAACAGTTGCTCCTAACATTCTAACTGCTAACTTAGCATCGCCATCTTCAATGCGCTTAATAAGTGCGTTTGTTTGAGCCGTTTTAGCCTGTGTCCAAGACATGAATTGACCAAACGATCTGATAAAAGGATCTCTATGTTGTGTAAAAAGAAGCCTGTTACCAACTTTAGGAACAAGACGGTCTCTATCCATAGCCTTTTGACCTGCTCTAGTAAGGATCTCTCTTCCTGTATCATCACCAAAAGCCTCTTCTGCGCTTTTAAACCTAGCTAAGTTTGACAAATCATCCTCTTGTAGTCCTAATTCTCTTAGCTCTCTTCCTAAAGCTTTAGATATTTTAGGATTTTTTATGAGTTGTTCTGAAATCTCAAAAGCTCTGTAAGCTCCTACGTCAAAAGCATATTTACCAGCAGCCTCCGTTACCATCTTTAATCCAGTAAGCCTAAAGAAGCCCCTCTGCATATTGTTTAATTTTTGAGTGGTTGATTGCAGCGGGTCCACTGAATGCACCATTAAAGCACTTAATTCTAACTCAAAAGAATTGTCGTATTGAAGACCAGCCCTTTTGTGCAACGCACCACCTGGCTGGAATCTCCCTGTAATTCCTTTAGTTGCTGCTGCAAACGTAGATGTTTTCCACGGAGAAATAAAATCTGCTAGTGATGTTATACCTACTCTGGTTAAATACATCATATTTGCAAGACCAACTAAACTCTTAGTTGCCATAGAAGCTAGAGGTTGCGTCCCATGCCAAGCATCTCCGTACTTACCAAAAAAAGCATTAACAGTATCTTTCATAGCATTTTTATATGCTAAATGAGAGTCACTGTTGCGTACACCCTTAAAAGCTTGGTTGACATCAGCAAAGGCTTGGTCTAAAAGTTCTCCGTTAGGACCAAACGTACTTGCAAATTCTCGTATTTTTATAGTCTTATCTGCGTAAGTATAAAAAACATCTAAAGTATCTAATTCTAGAAAACCCGCTTCAGCTAATGCTTTCCGCACATCATCATCTTTTATAAATCTTGTCTTTTCAAAATGATCTAAAAGTGGGCGAATTTTAAAATTATCGCCAACAATTTTTTCCTCGTTAAAACGTGTTTTAATTCTGTCTTGGCTAAGACCCTTCATAAACATTTTTTCGTACAATTTTTCAACTTCACTATCTATCTTTTTTTCAGATAGTTTTGAGTCTTTAAATTCTCCCTTTTTAAATTGTTCTCGTATAATGTCTTTAAACTTTTGTGGGTCTCTTGTAATTGCCTCATAGTTATAAAGCTGTGGCATTCCGTAGTTTTCTATTTCATCAAAGTCAATCTTAACGGCTTTAACACTTTTTGCTAACGCATCTCTTTGTTGTTTAAGTAATGGAACAATACGCATAACCTCATCTAATTGTGCTTGAGATAAACCAGTTTCTAAATCACCCGCTAGTCCTTTGTAACCCACAGTCGGCCTTACATAACCTACCATATGTTCAAAATTTATCATTTCACCAGCAACTTTTCGTACAGCTTTATCGCCAAACGAGTCACCTAGCGAAGCTCCTAGTTCTCGCAAATACTCAGTTATGGCTACATAAGACCTATGCTCAACAGATTTAGTACCGCCCCCAGGTCGATCTAATAATAGATTTGCTACTATCTTACCGGCACCCCCCAATGAATCTAGCTTAGTACTTGCCGTAGCAGATGTCAGAAATTTTAGATAAGTAGAGGACAGCCCTTTCTTCCATTCCTTATTAACAATTAACATTCCAGTTTTTTTATCGTAGTGAGAAATATCTGCCTTTTGAATCATTCTTTGCCATCTCATTAGACCAGCGCCGGTCACCATAAAACCAACGGTAGCTCCCCACTCATCATCGTCGTCTAAGAAAAAATGGCTGGCAGTATACCCACCAAGCGCACCAAAAGCAGGTCGTGTTCCTTCTCGTATTAAATATTCTAAAGTACCTGCTGTAATTTTATCGTCTTTTATAGCCCTGTCGAATATAGATTCAGTTAAATCGTGACCATCCATACCTCGATTAATTACATGTTGTTTATTTTGTAATCTTAAGTTGTTATAATCACGAGTTAGGCCACTTAATTCTTGTCGCGCTGTCTTTAGTTCGCCTTCTATTATTTTTTGTTCTGCTTTTTCAGCTTCAGTTAAAGCATTCACATTTTTTATTTTAGGAATTTTTGCTGTTAACTCAGCTATCTCATCAATTTTTTCTGTTCTTAACTTTCCTATCTTTGCCATATCGTCTATTATTTCTGCATCAAATAAAGGATCAACATCAAATTTAGAACCTGCCCTAGCCACTTCTTCCGCAGCAACAGTATCTACATAGTCAATGGTCTCACGGCTTACCTGATAGGGTTTCCCGACTGAATTAGTTCTTAAATCCTCAAGTTCTAAACTAGCTTTTTTGGGGTCGGTTTTTTGGGGCGGGAACGTTGTCTTTTTTGGTACAATTTCAGGACCATCAAGAACTACATCTCCACTTTTAGAAGCATAATCTATTGCGTCTATAGCAGATTTACCTTCAGCTATACTTTCTCTTACAGTCGCAGAAGTATCATCGGCTACCTGCTGGTCTCGACCGCCTCTTGACTTAATAAATTTAGTACCAATCCAATCCGATAAAGCTGAACTGGAGCCGCCAAGAGCTGCCGCAACACCAATCATAGTGGGGTCAACCTCTTGTTGATGAACATGTCCCCAAAGAGCGGCGTCTGCTGCACCAAAACCACCGCCAACGCCAATACTTACAACCTTTCCAGCCTTAGCAATTTTTGTCCAAGGCACCAATAGTGTAATAGGGTCTAAAAGAGCAACGCCCATACGCCCAGCAAGCATTCCTAAATCTTCGTCGTACAAACTAACGCCACGAAACTCTGGATACTCTTCAAGAAATTCTCTTAGTTCTTGCTCATTAATATCAGCTAGTTTTTGTTTGTATGTTTTATTTGTACTGATAGCAGATAGACCTGCCGCTTTTGTTACAGTCCAGATGTTACCGAAAATTGTTTTTTCTTTTGCCCACCCAGCACTCATTCTTCTTGCGAGAGGGATATCTTCTAAAGCCGGTGCAGAAAGAGGAGTAGAGTACAAAGAATAATCTATATTAGAATGTTCGATTTCAAAGTGTCCTAGAGGAGTAACAGGTTTATGTTCGGGAACAACTAGAGCTGGCCTTTCTTTAACTGAATCCAACGCCGCCAATACTTTAGGAATATAAGCGCGTGTTTCTGCGTTTAAGTCGTTGAGGTCAGCGCCAGCATCGATCCACTTATCTGTCTTTCCCGGCCCCTGATTATAAGCAGCAATAGCATATATAATATTGCCATCGTACTTTTCAACCATAGCATTAAGATAGTCTTTACCAACGCGGTCTACTTCTTCAATACTATCATCTTTTGCAGGAAGTACACCATAGCCCGGATCACCAGCAGTAGCTAACATTACTTGTCGCCTACCCCTAGCCCCAGATTTAGGATTAATTGCAAAAGGATCTCCACCGCTTTCTACTTGTATAACTGCTCGGTGTAGTGGGTCTGTTTCTATAGGAAGACCCGTTGAATCTGGTGTAGAGCTTTTAGAATCACGATAGACAATTGGCAAAAAAGGTTCTTCATCTCTATCTGAATCAAAAGGTGTGTTGTAGTTTAAATCCCGCACAGATAATTTCCTCTATGGGGCTGGCCTAGAAAGTAAGGAATTTTTTTCAATTCCAGCAGCCTTGTATAGCCAACCAAGATCGATGTTTTCTAATTTCGCATCAATAAATTTAAGTGCATTTATTAGCTTAATATTATTAGCCTTAGTCCAACTATTTAGTGTCTTAATAAAATCCTGAGTAAGCAAGCCTCTATTTTCTCCCGGTTTTTGAGTTTGAACTCCGTAAAGATTAGATAATTCCTTAGCAACTATTGTTGCTTCCGCTAAAACATTACCTACATCCGCAGCAACCAGTTTTCCCTCCTCATAAAGATCGCCAGTGTGTCTGGCTACATCCTTAGCAACCAGTTTTCCCTCCTCTAGAAGACTACCGCCGTGTCTGGCTACATCCGCAGCAACCAGTTTTCCCTCCTCTAGAAGACTACCGCCGTGTCTGGCTACATCCGCAGCAACCAGTTTTCCCTCCTCTAGAAGCTGGTCAGTGTGGAAGGATACATCCTCAGCAACCAGTTTTCCCTCCTCTATAAGCTGGTCAGTGTGGAAGGATACATCCTCAGAAATGTTTCTTAGTTCATCAACAACTTCTTCTGTAGAATCCGGGGCAGCGGTTGTCGTTTGAGGCCACTCTACTGTCGACACGACTCCACTCTCTAGATAGTCGCTTATAAGTTTTGGCGCAACGATTTGAAGAGACTCTTGCCTTGTCATTCCCTGCTCTCTAAATTTCGACACCTTAGCCTGATCATCTTCGGACAGACTGTCTATTATCGTTCTTAGGTCACGATCCCTCAGAAAAACCGACCGCGCTCTTTTTATAACGGAGCCTATCGGATTTAACTCTGTAGGCAGAGTATCGCGTAGTCTGTCTAAGATCCGAGGTGGTAGCTCTTCTACCTGACTCCTAGTTAAGTTTGCAAAATCCCCATCCTTTTGAAACTCTGGATGGCTTTTCATAAGTATGTCTATCGCACTTACAGATGTGACTTCTTCAGCGGGTTTCCCTACTTCATCGGGTTTCTCTACTTCATCGGGTTTCTCTGTAGCCTCAGTGGTCCATATTTCGGGACTAACTGGGATGTTCATATTAGGATCTTCTTGTCGTGCACCGTATATTCGATCTGTATTTGTCACTATATCTGGACCCGTAGGTAAACCCAAGGCACGGGCTGTACGAATCTCTAATTCTTTTATATCCGTTAATTGATTTATATGGAGCCGCCCACCGTTAGCTTGTATATCTACTTGATCAAGTAGACCAGGATTATTTTTGTCGCCTGAAGATATACTCTGGCTCAGTGCGAAATTTTTAGCTTGTAACTCCTTTCCAGGAGGTATCTTTCCAGCACTAATTTGAGCATTAATATTATTTTCAATTGTCGCTAAAAAGTTTTCTTCGCCTTTAATATTAATGAATCTTGGATTATAGAAACCTCCAGGATGAACCGCGTCTCTGTTGTAAAAAGCATGTGTGGTGGCGCTAAGAGTTGATTTATCTGGGTCAACATTCCAGACACCTATAGTAGAGTCTTCTACCCCCTTCCCAAATTCTCCTATCAAGAAATTTACTCCAGCTTTTCGGTCAGCAATGCCCACACCACCGCCAATTAGTGGAGAGGGAGATCCAATCATAGTAAAAAGCCAATCCGGCCCCATACGATCTTTAGCTACTCCATCTATCTGCGTTATATTTTTGCGTAAGTTAAAGTCTACATATTTTTCATACATATCGGCTACTTGGGGTTTAGTTAACCGTATATTTAGTTTTGATTCGCCTAAAGCTTGGAGTGTGTCTGCTTTAAAGTTCGCCCCTAAATGCTTTATCATTTTTGCTTCTTCGGCCATAACTGTTTCTAGTTGTTTAGTCGTTAAGTCTTTATGGTCCTCCTGATCAAATAGTTGTGCTGAAAATAAATCACGAAATGTTTTCATCGTATCCGAGTTATTAGGACCATAATTTATATTTATAAATCTTAATGCGTCTTCATCAGTAGGCAACATAGTAGTATGGTAAGCCAGATAAAACTCTTGTGGATTTTTTGCTTTTTGTCCATCAGTAGAATTTACAAAGCTTACAAGAGCAGGGTTATAATCTTTTGGATTTTCTATAATCTTGGCTCGATGAGTCGTTATTGCCACTTCTTGCGCCCTCCTCTTCGCCCCGCCCCCATACGCCTGCGCCCAGTTCGGGTTTGTAACAGCATAAGCATCAAAAGCTTTTTCCATCGCAGATGAGTTAGGACGAACACCAACTTCTCGAAGCCAAGTAGCAGTGTCTCCTGCATGGTCACCACCTAAAAAAGCCTCAACATCAGCATTTGAATATTTATGTGCGTCTTCTCCAAAAAGAATATATTTTAAACCGTCTGCTTTATAATCATCTACTGTTTTATCTGGGTCCACAGAAGCTTTTATTCGTGTCCAAAATTTTTGCACACCTGTATCACCGTACCAACCCGCTTTTTCTGCTCTTTTTTCTAATTCCTCATATGTAGGCGCATCAGTTACCATCTTTCGATACTTATAAAATTTCTTTAAATAAGCATCTCCCTCAGCTTTAAACGCCCCCTTATTTTTTTGATCTCCTAAAAACATCGCTACTAAAGAATCTTTATCTTCACGACCTTGAAACTCTGCTTCAAGCTGAGTTTTATAAGTCTCCTCCATTATTGATTGAGCATTTTGAGAAGGAGTTTTATTATTTTTAAAAAGGTTGGTTTCTACCGCCGCTACTTGCTTTCGTATTGCTTTGAGTCCACGAGTTCCTCGCACAGCTTGTCTACCTTGTGCAGTTTCAAAAAAATCTTTGTCGTTACCTAGAAAAATACCTTTTCCTAATTCTGTAACTCCTTCTGAAATAGCACCAACAACCGGCTGCGCCGCTGCAACCAGCAAAGTCTGCTGCCACCAAGGCATACTTTGCCGCCGCCTGTACTGCGACTCCGCTCCACTAGCGAAAAGACCCCCTATTCGTCCAGTTCCAAATGGCATTATTGTTCTCCTTTTTGTGATCTACTCATAAGTGAAGGCGCTGCTTTAATTTTTTCAGCCATAGGAGATTCCTCATCATCCTCTGGATTTTCTATAGTTTGTAATTTAGCTCTAAAAGTATTATTTTCTTGTTCTTCTTCATCATTGATAATAACAGCTTTAATTCCTTCTTTCTCAGATAAACCAAGTAATATATATGCTAAAGGCTCAGCTAATAGTAACATCATGTCTGGATTTATTTCTCCGTCTTCAAAGCTTTTTGTTAGAATAACTTGAACAATATTCATAACAGGAACCCCGTCAGCTAAAAGACCCATGAAGGCATCAAAATTTTCTTCAGCAGTAATTAGCTTAAAATAATAATCAAGGGCTTCGTTCCTTGATGTAAATTCTGGAGGCCCTTCATAAGACGCAGGAGCTTCTGGATTATTTGTTAATGATTGCCCAGGAATCGGTCTATTAGTCCGAGTTGAAAACTCTCTTGTATTTTCACTATCTAAAAATGCCATTTTTATTTATCCTTTTTTTACTATCATGCTCTGGGATACATCGAAACTTGTGGTGCCCACGTATTATATGTACTCGTCCCGTCTTCCGCCTGCATTCCATACGAACTAAAAACTGCATTTGTGTTATCAGAAAGATACGTTGACGCATCTATTTCCTGCCCAGCAATAGGACCGTGAGTAAGCGGCTGAATATGCTCTCTTGTATCAGCCAGTGCTTGATAGCTTGCGTAAGGTACTTCTGGTTCCGGCGAACCATATAACAGTTCATTAATCCCCGCAGTAGCAAAAGTTTGGGTTGTGGTATCAACAATGTTAGAGCCTTTAGATGCAACTTTACTAGCCGCCTCATAAATCTTCGTCCCCACCTCGTCTGCACTCACCTTATCGCTAATTGCTTCTGGAGCGTCAGGACCCTTTCTCAGCAAAGACACGGCTTCCGACTTCTTTCGCATATCGTCAACATAAGCAGTAATATCTCTTCCGCCCCAACCACCAATAATTCCCTTTTCTCTTTCCGCAGAGGGAGCGGCTAAAGTTTCTTTGTACTGAAGATCTCGTTGTTCCGTAAGTGAAGACGGCCCCGGCGGTGCTTCACTCTGTATCCGTGCATAGTCCTCAAAATCTTGTCTTCCCCCATAATTACTTGTTTGACTATTATAATTTTTTACGGATATTTCATATTCAGCCGCATTTACAGGGTCTAAAACATTTCTTGTGACTTCTTTAGGGTTACCTTTAGGGTTAAACAGAGAAGGCTTTCTATCTACCATATAAGTTTCATACCTATAGTCAGGGACGTATTGTCCTGTTACAACTTTCCCGAAATCTGTAACCCCTTCTGAAATTCCTTTTACTAGATCTACACCGCTATCCGCCGCAGTTGGAAGTACATTACTCAGTCTGTTTTTAAAATTTAAAAATATTGTATCGTACCCTTCAGGAGTTAAACCCGAAGGAGCAACCGAAGTACCAGTTTTAACTAGCTTACCCGCTTCGTCTCGTATTAAATCACCGCTCGCATTTTTGGCATATCCCTCTAAAGCATCCGGTCTAAATCTGGAAAAGAAACCTTCGGCGGGTAGCTTATTTCTTAAAGCAGCACTTATCCCTGTTTTATCTCCAATGAATTTTAAAGTATCTCCAACAGTTCCAGTTACAACATCTGTAATAGATCCTAAAACATCACCAGCTTCTTTTAGTATGGCCCTTGGAATTTTAGCAACCGATTTAACACCATTAACTACCGTCATAGCAGCTTTTGCCCACTTACTTCCATTATCTGCGGCTATTGCTAGTTTTCCCACTACTCCGCTACCTATTTTTCCAAGAAATTGTAAAGCATATCCACCTATATAAGATGTAAGTACCATCATTCCTATTTGCCCTAGTATGCCAAACTTATTCATAAATTTTCCGACTTTTGCCCAGCCCTTCTTAATCCAGCCACCGACTTTCTTAAATACTTTACCGATGCCTTTAAATATTTTTTTAAACCATCCCATTATAATCTCCTTCTAAACAGATCTCTGTAGTATAAACGACTTATTAATATTACTTAACCAAGAGCTAGGGCGCGAATATAATGTCTTCAAGTTCGTTAGTTATCGCTATCGCCTCGTCTTTGTCCTCTTTCATAAAAACTGTGTTTCCATATATGGACGACGCTATTTGCATAGCCCTTTCTCTTGCTGACTGATTAGCTGCGTGAGAAAAGGCTGCGGTATCTCTTAAACTTTGCCATATTTGATTTTGTTCCGCACTCGACATATTAAAAGCAAATTGAGACGCTTGTTGATTCGCAGCATTCTGAGCCGCTGTCCCTATTGTATTAGCCTGTCTCCTCCAAGCAATATTAGATTGTTCAACGGCTTGTGCATTTTGAGCATTCCATTGGTCTGTTTTAAATTCTAAGTCTTTGTCAAACATATTTACTCTAGTAATTAAATCATTATTAAATTTTTGAGCGTCCAAATCGTTTTGATTTTCTATCGCTTCCATACGATTAGCTTCTGCCGAGTTGAACTGAACCATAGCGTTTGATTGGCTAGTATTAAACTGCTCTATCTGCTGCGCAAGATTTTGCATAAATTGATTCGTTTGATTTTCTGATGTTGCATTAAATTGTTTTGAAGCATTTGTAGCTGCTTGGTCAGAAAGCATTCTTTGTTGTTCCATTTGTTGATCAAGAACAGTACTCTGTTGCCTGTTGTTTAAATTAGCCATATCCATCTGTAAGAAGTTCTGTGCGTTGGTGATCGCTAATTTAGTTCGCTGGTCAGCCGCCGCTAAATCCATAGATGCCATAGTCGTAGCATTTTGAATTGCACTTTGTTGCCTTGCATTAAAATCTGTTACAGTCATAGACTGCATAAACTTACTATTAGCTATTTCTACTTGCTGAGCAGCATTAAATTTAGACATGTCTATATTAGCAACTGTAGCTGCATTAGTTACAGCTCTTTGCTGGTCAACATTTAATTGAGCAATGCCCATTTGCTGAGATATATTAGCCTGTAGTAGATTTGTTTGCATTCTTGAATTTAGATTTGCAAGTTCCGTTTGTTGGGAGGCTGTGAGATTTTCTGAAGATGCTTGATTTAGTGATGATAAATTAGCGAGTCTCATTTGCTGATCATTAGAAAGGTTTGCGAGACCCATCTGCTGTTTAAAACCAGCATTTTTTGATAGGAAGTCTGCGGCTATCTGCATCTCTGCAAGCTTTTCTTGATTCTCAGCGGATTGATCTGCACCTGCCCTTTCAGCCTCGACTTGCAAGTTAGCCATTGCCATCTGCTGCTCGTTGCCTAAATTTTGAACATTCATAGCTTGTTGGTTTTGTACGTTAAGTACAGCGGCCTGCTGTCGATTCTGCAAGTTTTGTAGTGATGTCTGCTGCTGCTGCTGTGCCGTAAGCATTACACCTTCTTGTTTAAACTGACTCTGCATGACTTTCATTTGTTGTGACATCTGCGCAGATTGTGATTCAGAAGTTTGACGATTAGCAAGATTTGCCATACGCCGCTGCATATCTTGAGTAGATTGTGCTAGATTGGCCTGCTGTTCATTAGACAGATTCTGTGCTGCACGTTGCTGTAAGGCTTGGGCATTATTCTGTGCTATTGGTAAAGCACTTTGAATAATTGCGTTAAATAAAGCATCCCTTCCTACAGAAGAAACTGATAAGCCTCTTTCTACCATTTGCTGATTAATTGCATCTACAGCAGGCTTAGCCCACGCAGGAGTTTTGCCTTCATCCATACCCGCAAGAAGACCTTCTATTTGAGAAGATACCAAGGCTTCTGTAGGTAATGCGGCAACCGCTGCTTGAACTTCCACAGGCTGGTCATCTATTTGGGCTGTTACAGAGGCGGGATTTTCTACAATAGCTGCTGAAATATCGGGTGGTAAAGCACCAGTTTCGGCAAGCATAGACGCTGCCGCAGCAGTTGCAGCAGTTCCTGTTACAGCCCTACGCTGAGAAGCTTCGTAACCTACTGTATTTATAATTTCTGCGGCTTGTCCGGTAGTAGCAGCCGTACCTGTAAGAGCTTCACGTTGTAATTTTTCAGCTTCTGGAGTTGCAGATACCGTAACGGTTGTTCCCGTGACTTGATCTACAGCCGACTTAGTATCTACTACAAACTCTGCTGCTTGAGCTTTTGCAGCCTGTTCCTGTGCTGTATCTCTTTGTGCCGTTTGTACTTTAGAAGCGTCTGTAAATGCAGGGCCTGCTGCCGTTGCTTCCCCGCTCGTTACCGTTCCTTGTGCGGCTATTGTAGGGTCTACCCCAACTGCGGCGGCGGCGGTATATTTCTCAGCGGTCAAGGCGTCCTGTTTTTTAGCCTCACCAGCATCTCCCGCTGTTACAGTAAGGTCTCCAGCAACAACACCAGCAGCAGGTTTATCAGTAGCCACGCGATCCTTTATTTCCTGCGTTACCGTAGACTGAATATTAGGGTCTGCCCCAGTGTACGCAACACCAGTCGATCCACTATCCGGTACAGTTGCAGTGCCTGCCACTATTACCCCTCCGTTTGCTGCACCGAGGTCTCCTCCTCCTCCTTGTCCTCCTCCCTGTCCTTGGTTTCCTTCTCCCTGTCCTTGGTTTCCTCCTCCCTGCCCTTGGTTTCCTTCTCCCTGTCCTTGGTTTCCTTCTCCCTGTCCTTGGTTTCCTCCTCCCTGTCCTTGGTTTCCTCCTCCCTGTCCTTGGTTTCCTCCTCCCTGTCCTTGGTTTCCTCCTCCCTGTCCTTGGCCTCCTCCTCCTTGATTTCCAGTTCCAGTTGTAGCAGTGCCCCCTAGAGAGGCCAGATAGTCCATGTAGGATATAAACTCCCCTGTCGCTGTATTAGTAAAGCCACCGGGAGCTGCCGTGTGGCCCGCTGGTAAACCAAAGCCGCCACCTTGAAATTTCTTACGGTCTACATAACCGCCCTTACGAAAGTCAGCCCGATTCTTTAGCGCTCTTATTCTAGACATGTGATAACCCCACTATTATTGACCCCATACAACTCACCATTGTTATAACAATAAGCCAAGCTAACTTCTCCCATCGCGCCGAATGCGCTTTGGTTGCTGTTTTTAATTCACGTAATTCCACAGCAGATTCTGCCCATCTCTCGGCACATTCTTTTTCGTGCTTTGCAATTCTTTCGAGGGCCGCTACCGCAGCATCTTCTCCATTCATTAAACTGTTTCGTTATCTTTTAAATAGATATTATTAGTTCCACCAGCTACACCAGCAGGATCGGGATTAGTAACATCATTTGCTCCACCACCTAGTTGCGGGGAATCTTTAAGATAAATAGAAGTGCTTGCTACATCAGAAACTTCTGGTGAATAAATATCATTAACACCCCCTGGAATATTCGCAGGGCCTCCGTTGGGTGGATATAGCTTATCTAGCGCTGGAGGCTGCATACCGCTTTTAGGATATGGAAATTTTTCTCCGTTCATTTTAGGCATTTTATTTTCTCCTTTTTAATTGTAAAATTATTTATTAACTGCTTTCCAAGGTGGCTATGCGATCTTCAAGAGCATCGTTTTTAGCGCTGAGTTCTTGTATCGCAGATGTTAAATAACAAACCAGTTTTTCATAAGCTACCGATTTTGTGCTTCCTAATGCTTCGTTGATAGTTTTTTCTCGCGCTGAAACTTCCATATCTTCCACCTCTGGAAGTTCATCATGTTGTGGAACAGCGTTATTTAAAACTAAATGAGGAAATATTGTTTCAACTTCTTGAGCAATGAAGCCAATTTGTTCACCTGTAATATCCGCTTGATCAGAACCGGGCTTCCATGTGAAATAGGTTGGTTTGAGCTGGTTAATTTTTGCAAGAACACCATCCGACGTAGAAATTCTACTCTGAATATCTTTCAGTCGTTCATCGGAAGTTGTGTGACCGCCCGATACGACACTTGTACCGTTTCCGTACAGACTATAAGTATTTTGATAACCCAAAATTCCATAAATAGTACCATTCGAATAGCCGAGAACGCCGCCAAACGATGCGCTCGTGGTTTTACCATACGCGCCATATTGGGCTTCGCTCACTCCGTAAACCCCATAATGAGCGCCCTGCGTGTGGCCGTAAATAGAAGCGCCCGCTCCGTCGTGGGTTACATAAATCCCAATTTGAGTACTAGTCGCATCGTCCATATGTATTCGTACTCCTATGCGACCCGTGGAGTTGTCGTAAGTGTAGAGTTGTGCCGCTGTGTAGCCGCTAGTACCTATCCCAATCTCCCCGGTTCCGAGAATATCAATGGCAGCTGTAGCTCCTACAGTCCCAATATTGCCACCGTTAGGAATAACAATGTTGCCCCCTGTGGTCATCGTACCTCCACCAGTGTAAGTACCCGATACGTCTAGATTACCATTCACATCAATCAGTGTTGAATTTAATTCGATTTCATCATCAGCATTAATGTCTAAATCGCCATCAGCATCTGATCTGATATTAATTGCAGAATCACGAAACTGAAGTTGCATATCAGTATTGAGTAATAGACCATCATTATGAACATGCGTCAATGTAACTTCTGAATTTGCGCCAAAATTAATAACTGATGAATCTGAGGTAAGATTTATCTCATCTCCTACAGTCAAATCTTGGGAAACAGTTACTAAACCTCCTGATGAAATTGCTATGGCATCAGTATCTGAAGCACTTCCAATGTTGCCCCCATCAGGGATGACAATATTACCGCCCGTAGTCATCAAGCCACCGCCAGTATATGTTCCTGATACGTCTAAATTACCGTTTACATCAATCAGAGTTGAAGTTAAGTCTATTTCATCATCAGCAGCTATATGCAAATCACCATCTGCCGGTGAACCGATATTGATTGCAGAATCACGAAATTGCACAACCATTGCAGCGTTCAAAAGAACACCTGTATCAGCTACATGAGTTAATTTAACATCTTGATCATTACCTAAATTTATAACGGCTCCGTCTGCTAAAAAGAGATCAGACCATTCTGCTGAAGCTGTTCCTAAACTATCTCCGTCAGCAGATGCAGGATCAGCACCAGTAGAAGCAGCCCAAGAAACATCTGTACCGTCAGAGGTGAGTACATAATTTGCAGAACCTACAGCTAATGCGGCAGGATCACCGCTTGAGTCTCCGTAGATAATCTTACCTCTAGCAAGCCCTGCCATCTTCGCAAGGGTTACTTGGTTATCAGCTATATGTGCCGTGTCTATTGAACCATCTACATAATGATCCGAGTCTATTGTATTATCTGGAAGTACAGGAATTTGACTAAAAGTAACTACACCATTAGAGGCTATTGCAACTGCGTCTGTATCAGAGGCACTTCCTATAGTTCCTGCATTGGGAATTATTATAGAGCCTGACGACCCGTTTAAAGTTAAAACTCCTGTGGAACTTAATTTCATTTTTTGTGAGGCCACGCCTGAAGACGCAGTTCCGAAACTTAACGATGTTGCGTTGTTTGAAGAAGAAAAATCCCCTTCTGAAAGCGCACTAACTTCAGCCGCTACAGTGATAGCATCAGTACCAGTTGATTCATCTGGAGCTTGGAAAAATATACGACCAAGATAATCATTAACAGCGATATCCGTTTCACCTGTTGCTAGATACAAAGTTGCAGGTTTATCGTCACCTGTGTTTGTGTTTTTAAGAGTAAGCCCTTGGTCTGCTACATGAGTTAATGTAACATCTGAATCTGCACCAAAAGAAAGTACAGCACTATCGCTTAATAATTTTACATCATCGCCAAAAACAGCGTCTTTTACTACAGATAATCCGCCATCAGTTTGTAACGAGCCATCAGTTGTAGAAGTTGCTTCAGTAGCGTCATCTGTTTTTAGAATACCACTAGCGGTTATTGCTGCACCAGTTATTGCACCTGCTATAACACCCGTACCTGATACATCAAGATTCGCATTAACATCAACCAATGTTGCTGTAAGTTCTATTTCGTCAGTAGCAGCAATATCTAAAATAGCATTAGACGGAGCATTGATATATTGACTCGCATCGTTAAATTGAATAGCCATTGTACTATTCAGAAGAACGCCTGTATCTGCAACATGAGTAAAAGTTACATCTGAATCTGCACCAAACGAAAGAACAGCCGCGTCTGATATAAGTCTTAGGTCATCTCCTATAGACGCATCTGCTGCTACACCTAAACCACCGGCAACTGTTAACGCACCATCCGTTGCGCTTGTATTTGCTGTAGTTGCAGTAACCGATACCACACCACCACTTGAAATACCAATTGCGTTTGTATCGCTTGCCGAACCTACATTACCAGCATCAGGAATAACAATGTTGCCACCAGTGGTCATTGTGCCACCACCAGTATATGTTCCTGCGGCAGTTACGTTTGCGCCACTAAAAGTAAGAGCAGTCGTTGTTCCAGATTTTATAATAAGATTACCGGAAGTATTTGTTGCGCTACCAAAGGTCGTACCAGCATCTTTAAAAAATATATCTGCGCCATCAGCATCAAGTATAATGTCACCACTTGAATCGAGTGTAATATCTGTTCCGTCATTTGTAATAGTGTCTAATGCAATACTACCAATATTTGTAATATTTGCATCGCTCATATCAAAGCTACCAGTAACATCTAAATCACCGCCGATTGAAGCGTTACCTGTGACTGTTAGATTGTCAGCTACGGTAGTTTCAGAAGTAGTATGCCCTATCGTAACAGCAATACCACTTGTCTCAGTAGCGACTTTTAAAGCGCCAACCGCATTAGTTAAATATGAATTAGTACCGTCGTGATACAAAGTCATGTCTTGAGCATCACCAATCTTAACTGGTGTAGAGTCAGTAAGTAATAAGGAGTCTGCTGATTCATCCCATAGTAAGTAACTACCAGACGTTGCTCCAAAAAACTTAACGTCATGCCCAGTATCATCAACGCCTACCGTAATAGCAGCGTCAATCTGAACAGCACCGTCAATATCTACAGCATCTAAATTAGTAGTACCATCAACGTCTAAATCACCATTAAAGTCTGCATTACCTGCGAGTGTTAAAGTAGACGCCATGTCTACTGCACCATCAATATCTACAATATCTAAATTTGCAGTTCCATCAACATCTATATCTCCTGCAAGATCAATCCCTGCTGCACCTGCTAAAACTAAATCGTCAGTGGATGTATCCCAAAGCATATACGCGCTTGCAGTGTCACCAAAGAACTTAACGTCATATCCAGTATCATCTACACCTACCGTAACTGTAGCATCAATCTGAACGGCTCCATCAATATCTACGGCATCTAAGTTTGTAGTTCCGTCAATGTCAGCGTTTCCGCTAATGTCTAGAGTAGCTGCATCTAACTCTCCTGATATAGTAATATTAGTACCACCAGTTATTGCACCATCCATTGCAACAGCACCATTAATATCTATTGTAGTTGCAGTTAATTCTATTTCAGTATCACTTACAAGGTCTAATACGCCGTCT